CTTTTGTCTGTTTTTCTAGAGAAGATGTCGACCCTGTCACTTTTGAAGAAGCGTCATCCATGCTCTTAGTCATGTCTTTTGAAACTTTTTCATTGCTAGATATTATTTTTTCTGCAACTTCTTTGCTGCTAGCAACATTATTCAAAGACTGTGACATTTTTTGAGAGCTAGCCGCAGCAGCTGACATATCATCTGCTCTGTCTGACATTGATTCTACAGCACTTGATATTGAAGAAGCTTGATCAAAAGTTGATGCTGTATTATTTTGATACATGCTTAGCATTGAGTCAAGTGCAGTCAATAGACTTTTTGATATGTCTAGTTGTTGCTGAATAACATTCATCTAGAGTCTCCAGATAATACCTGTTAAATTCTGAAATTTGTGTGTTATTCTTTTTTTGTCTTCTATGACTTTGACGATATCGTCTAAATTACTTTCTTCTTTAAGAAGCGTCATAAGATCTTTTGAAACATCGAGTAGTTCTTTTAAACAAGAAAGTTCTGCATAGCTTCCTTTAAGTTCAATATCAATATCTTCGCCTACAATATACTTTGCAGCAATATTATGTAAAAGAAAATCTTTTTTACTAATTTTATCCATAAAGTAAAGCCTTTCTATTTAATTATAATTATATATCAAAAAGCTTTACGGAATGATCTGCTTCCACTATTATTTCTTTTATTTGAAGAATATGGATTTTGATTATTTTCTTTTGCTGCTTCTAATTCTTTCTTAAATCTATTTATAAACCAGAATCTTTGCCAAACAGGACATTTATACGCATCCTGATACGTAAAGCCTAAATGATACATTAGAATAAAAATCTGTTCTAAATATAAGTCCTTATTATTCGGTGTCAGGCCAAAAAAACGAGGCACCCATAGGAAGACCTACCTCACTTTGCTCATGACATGAAGGACAACTCATCCAAGACTTCATAATAATTCCTGGCTCGTGCTTATCTAAAAACTTTCGTAAAGCCAAAGAGTCTCTCGCAGGCAAATTCTTTACAAAGAAAGAAAGCTTGTTCTTGTCAGTAATTCCGTTAACAGACACAATTGATCGCATCAAACGGTCAGTGATTGCAGTCTCTACCTTCATGCCACTCTTTTTCTTTCTTTCATTAATGATCATCATTTCTCTCTCGTCATGACCATTTAAGAACTTAACTCTTACGTTTCTCTTTGTAACAGGTAGTGTTACTTCAAAAAGGTTGTCGCCTGCAACAACAGGCTCAACTTCTAGTCTTTTAATTTCAAGTTGTGATAAATCAAAAGATTGCTTGCTCTTTGTGCTACACTCTGGACACTCTACTTCAACTTCATAGTCTGCACCGTAACCAGTAATTCTCAAAGAAACAAGTAATGCATTTCTATCGCCACTGATTAAATTGTCAGGGTCGATCGACTTGTTTGTAATACATGAGCTTAAAAGCTTTGTTAAAACAGTTCCGTTCTTGATATAAGCCCTAGATGTTAAAATATCTTCTTCTCTTGCAGTCATTGGCTTAATGTCAATAGTCTCTTTTCCGTGAAGAGGGCCATCAATTGGATAGATCACACCTCGAGAAGGTAGAGGTACACTCTCTTGTGGGATCTCAAAACCAAAATCATCCTTCATTACATTTGAAACTTGAATAGGACCATCTCGCTTGATTTGATCTGGACTAAGTGGAATATCTAAAGAATCACTCATAAATTAATTTTCTCCTTTATGCTGCTACGATATATTTGGCAAAAATACAGCACCGTTTACAGGATCTGCAGTCAAACTTAAATCCTGCAGTATTTCATCTAATGTTAAATCTATTATATCTGAATTATTCATTTGTAAAATAACTGTGCCTCTAAGTATATAATTTTGCATGTCTAAAATTGCTTGATCATCTGTGCTCTTAGGTATTCTAACTTTAAAATCATTTATTAAACCTTCTTGCACAAATTTACTCAATAATGTATTTATCTGAATGTCTAATTTTTGGTACAAATTATTTAAATTTGAATTTTGCGCAAAAAAGAATCCACCTTCAACTAAAGTTTCGTTTAAAAATATATCAAATAATATTCTTTTCTTAATTTGATTTAATGTTCTTATTACTCCCTGATCTTTAAAAATTGAACCTCTTATACTATATGCAGTATTTTGTGTTAAAAGCTTAACAGATTCACTCTGAGTACTTCTATATAACAAATTGATTCCAGCCTTTTTAGCTCTATTTGCTACTATTTCAAAGTTTTCGCCCCTTTCAGAGAAGTCTCTTATATTAATAAGTTTAGTAGTCATATTAGGGAATTCTAAAAATGAAGGTGATTGTGTGTTTACCAAACTACTTCTCAAGGTATTACTTGCCATAAGACCTAAGACAAAAACTTCAGGACAAACTTTTTTATTAATAAATCTACCATCAGAATAATTTTGATTTACTACAAGGTCACCTAAAACAGGTAAAAAATATTTACTCTCGATATCAAAAACAGACCAGTTGCTTAAGATGTTTTCAAACTGTCTCTTAACAACTTCTCTATAATTATAAAATTTAAGAACATCACCATCAGCTGGAACGTTTTCTTTTGTCAAAACAAATCGATTATCTGTACGAGTTTTTGAACTGTCTCTTACGTATGTTGAGTTTAGCTCGTTATCAAAAATAACTTGTTGTCCCATCTTGCCTAAAGAAACAAGAGCAATTTTATCGCCATAAATAGGATTACCATCTGTGTCACGCGCGATAATCTCTGTTTGATTTACAAAATTTACTTCAAAGCCTGAACACGCACCAGATACGTCACCAATAAAAAATTGTGTTTTTGTGCTTTCACATATGTCAATACATTTTCTTATTAAAGGTATTTCTTTTATTCCCGGTACTATTAATATGTCTGATGCTGAATTTGCATTATCTGTTGCAATATCAATAGCTTTATTATAAGCATTCAATGTTGCACCATTGCTGCTAGACCCAGACTCTTCTTCATTTAACTCTCTAATTAAAGAATCGTTTCTTAAAAATCTTTTATCACTGTCTCTTAAATCAACTCCATCGAAACCACCATATGTAAAAAAGTCAAAACTCAACATGTTTCTAAACTTAACGTTTAATTTTCTGTCTTCTTCATTCCAAATATCACTATTGTCATGACTTAAATTAATATATGTGTTAGTAGTATCAGTTACTGGTCGACCAGAATGTTTATATAATATATTAGGCACACCACTAATATCTGTAAAGTTTGATATCAAAACATCGCTTTCTTTTGTATTGTTATATACAATTTTTTCTAAATGAAAAAATGAATTTAGGTAGTTTTCTTCTTCTATCCATACATTTTTAGTCTCTGACTGAATACTGTTACCTTGACTATCTAGCTCATAGATACCTGAAAGAAAATATTTTGAGTAGTAATAGTGAGGTGACATAAAATTTTTAGATCTGCTTGCGTCAGAATATGCAGCATTATCGTGTCTAACTAGTTTATTATTATTATTAACACTAGAAGTATTAAACAAAACTCCCCAGTTGTTTTGTATTCCTGTTGAAGCATCTAAAACTTCGTCTTTATAATAATTTAATGCATACTGTGGAGGAAGATGATATACTTCTGATGTATTAAAAATAGAGTTAATATCAACACCTTTTAAAGCATTATCATCAGCTTCATTAGTATAATGTGCAAATGCTTCTTTTTTAATATTTAAATGAGGATAAGATCTAAATCCAGAAGGTAAAAACATATGTTGCTGAGTGCCTGTTTCTGTATCATATGATTTATTTTCAATTTCATCAGCCATCTCAACTCTTACATAGTTGCTTCTATTCTTATGAATTCCTTTTGTAACAAGCTTATCAGCATCAAAGTCATAATATGTGTGCTCTGTACCGATAACTCGTCCTATATAATTTTGACTGTCTGGATTTAAATTTAAATTTTTAAAAACTTCTACTGGGCCGAATTGTCTACCTTGTGTTGAATAGTCAGGTACAGAAATATTTATATAAGCATCTACTCGAGGATCATATTCAAATATATAAACATCAAACTTTGCATAAAATGATCCAGACTCATTTAGTTTTGTGTAATTAGGATCAGACTTATTGGGTTTAACATAATCAATGTCACCACATTCTTTAATGTTTATTTTAATCCTAAATCGATTTCCTATGTCACCGTCATCCAAAGACCAAAATCTAAATAGATTAACTACTTTTTCGTGTATATCAATTCTATTTTCATTTTCTGAATCTGCACTACCAAAACCAGATCGATCTAAAGGTTCGGATGTTATCCAAGGTGTTTTTGCAGTTTGATATTCACATTCAAAAGAATTATAATCAGGATAATGTACACTATCTGACATTTTTGGTCTAGAGTTTAATAATATTACATTTTTTTCTGATGTATCAAAAAGTTTATTAGTAGGATACTTTGCATAAAGAACATGTCCTTTTTCTATAAAGTCTTCAAAAAAATGATTAGGTTTTTTATCTGGCTCCTTTTCATAGCCATTTTTTAAGTTTCTATCAGATTCATCTACATCGACAATGTCAAATTCTTCTTGTAAATTAATTACTTCAAACTTAAAATCACCAGTAGATTGGTCCAAAGCGTCTCTGTGTTTTTTATTATATTGACTTATGTTTTTTAACTTTATAGAAGTCTGATTAATAGCACTATGACTTGCTATGCCAGTAAAAGCGGTGTCATTAGGATTAACTTCACCAAACTCAGGCAAAACACCACTTGCAAACATATAAACATCAGTTAAAATATAAGGATCAGTAGAAGTAATACCTAATTCACTTAAATAGTTTAAGTTACCAGTTATGTCTGAGTTAACGACATTATCATCAGCAGATTTTTCAGCTATCTGTTTAATGACAAATCCTATCGAACCTTTTTCTCCGCTATCAATTGCATTTAAATTTTTATCAATCTTATTTGTTAATGTACCGCTAGCAATATCTTTTGACAAATTAAATCCGCTGCCTAACATTTTGCCTGTTACTTCATCTCTTACACCAGAACCTATACCTAAGACTCGTGTAAAATAAGCATATTCGCCGCCATTGGCAAACCATATAGATGCTGCATCATACGCATCGCTATCTGCGTAGCATAAATAGTCATCGTAAAGATGCGCTCTAAAATTTTGTCTATGAGTCCCAAGGAGATTAATAAAAGTGTTTCTTACTTCGACTCCGCCTGAAACTGCTTGATTCCACATGACTTGAGGCACAAAAGCGGGACCTTTAAACGCTGTGCCTATAATATTTACAGCTTGCGCATTTAAGTCTTTATATATAATTTGATCGTTTTGTTTAGCAGATCTACCAAATTCTACTCTAACTAAATTGTTACTTGACATGTCAGTCCTTACTTATTACACTATATAAATATTATTTGCTGTTATTTGCTGTTTTAACATTTATATATTTATTGATAATAAATGTTTAGATTAAAAATAAATAAAACGCAAATAAAAAAGAGTTACTATTGCAACCCTTTTTGTATTATAACTAGCTAATAAGTTTAAGTTAAATGTCAGTGTTTAGTATTGGAGTACACAGTTGTCAAATCTTAGTGTAAGTGAAATCTCTTGAGGATCATCACCGTCATAAGAAAGGTCACCAAATTGCGCCTGAGTTAAGAAAGCGCCTTTAATGTCCCAAAGCTCAACAACTGTACCTACTGGGTCTAGCATCTTAAGCTGGCAGTCTCTCTTGTAAAAGTCTGCATAACCAGCACGGCCGCTTACTGACTCGAAGTGTGTTCGAATCCATTCCATAACCTGTTGTGCACCAGAAGGAGCAATTGGATCATGAAGTGTCACAGACATAGTGTCAAAAGTTGTCTTACCTGCAAGATAGCGTGTGCTATTAATAAACGGGATGGTTGTCTCATTAGTTGAATATGAAGGACGGTTCGCTGTCTTCATAAGAAATGCATCGATACCCTCAATAGCAAAGACCCATCGATTTTTTCTCTTTGGTTCAAACTTATTAGGTATCATCTCTGTAACGGATAGTGTCTCAGCCATGTTTTAAAACTCCTAATTCTTTATTATATATATTCTTTTAATCTAAATTATTGCTGAATTGTGTTAGTGACTACAAAATCTAGTGAAATAAATTCTACTGACTTGGTAGGTTGTAAGTAAATCTTACCACGAATCGTGTTGTTCTCGATATCGTTCTGCGTAGTTGTAGAAGAATCGATCTGAACCTTATAACGAGTCACACCTCTTCTTTGCTGCACGTTTGCCATAATTGGCTCAACAAGTGCTGAGAATCTTGCTAATGTAGATGCTCTATTTGGCTCGAAGAGAAGTCTTTCACCTACCTTCTTAACCTTTCTACGGATGTCAATAAGAAGTCTACGTACGTTAATTCTGTCAAGTGCAGATGCATCTTGAAGAAGAGTCTTCTGACCGAACGCATAAACCTCACCACTTCTTCCTGCTGGAACGTAGATTGGGTTAATATCAGCATCATACAAGTCATCTAAAACGTCTCTGTTCATCTGTACCTGTGAATCAATAGCACTTAAACGACCTCTATTAAGACCAGCAGGAGCAAACCATGGATCTGCAATAGAGTCATTACGACTCATTACACCAAGCATACCTACTGAAGGTGGTACTACAAGTGGTGCATTATCAGATGGACGTCTTACAACAACATCTGGGAAGTAAGCAGCTGCAAATGATGTATCCAATGCTCTATCAGCAAATAAGCTAATTGTCTGTCTAACGTGAGGTTTAACGTCTTGACTCTCGATCAATCCGCCGACAGCGTCCTTAGAAACAATATCCATTAAATAAAGAGCATCAAATCTCTCTTCGCAAGCTGTAATTGCATAGTCGCTAATTCTAGGTGAACGTTGCCCAGGAAGTGCTAGTAACTGGAACTCAGTTGCAGACTTATCAGCTAATACATCAACAGCTCTTTGATAAGCCATAATTGTTGGACCAGTGAACTTCTCTGAACCTG